TTACATATTTGTATTTATTACATCTTTGTATTCATTAAAAGTATAGTTATAAAGTTGTTCTTCTTTTTCAATCCAATTTGTGACTTTCTTATCAATTCTTTCATTAAAAAGTAAGTTAACAGTTTTGTAATATATGCTTTCTATTATAGTATAATGAGCATTAGAATAATGTTTTTTTTCATTGTACCTATATTTTTCTGCTTGAGTAAGTTGTAATACTTCCCAGTGATTGGCTAATAAATATCTTGCAAATATGCGAATCATTTCTGCATGCTGTTCTGAAAGTTCTGGTTTTGTTTCTGTTTCATCATTTTTAGTATTATTTAATATTTTTTTATCATATAGATATTCACGATAACCAATAATAGCATCAGTTATATTTTGAAATGGAGTTAGTTTTTCATTATCCTTAATATGATACTTATCATTTTTATTACTTTTATCATTTTTATCATTTTTATCGAATCTAACGAAAGCACGTAATTTATGAATATCACTAGTTTCAATTGGATGTTTACCAGCTAATTCTAATAGTTTCTTTCTCCATTCTGATTTATCATCTAAATGATCTAACATATTCAACTTATGTCTTTTGTTCGCATATAAAAAAGCGAAAGTTGATAAAATTAAACTAAGAAAACTAATTAAAATTGACAACTCTATCACCTCACAAATATTTAACTATTTCTTTTTGCGTACTAGGGTATAAATGTCCATATCTGTTATATACTTCATTACTATCTGCGTGACCTAGTCTTTGAGCAATTACCATAATACTAGCACCGTGATTGACTAGCATAGACGCATGACTATGTCTTAGTTCGTGGATTACAATTCTAGGAAATGTCTGACCGTCTGGCAGTTGTTCATCTAATACTTTTAATGCAGTGGTAAACCAACGATCTATAGTTGATTCACTATAAGCTTTGAAGAATGTACCGAATAATACATAATCATCTTTATATACATTGTTTTCTTTGTACCATTTTAAATATTCTTTTATGTCATTCATCATATGAGCAGGTAAGTATATATCACGTATTGCTGCTTTTGTTTTAGGGGCTGTCACTTCACCGTGATAGTCCGTTTTGTTTATATGGATAAAATCATCATCGTAGTTAATATCGCGCCATGTGAGGGCTCTAATTTCGCCCTTACGTGCTCCAGAATAAAACAGTAGCTTAAAGAATAACTTTTGTTGTTGTGTAGCTAATGCTTCATAGAACTGGTTAAATTGTTCTAACGTCCAATAGTTCAAACGCTTATTTGATTCTATTTCAAAGTTACCTACTAAAGAGGCTACATTTTGTTTTAGATCATGAAACTTCATAGCATGATTAAGTAACGATACTAAGAACACGTGCATTTTCTTTAGGTACTCTCCAGAGTGTCCCTCTTTTAACTTTGTATTCTGAAACTTCATAACATCTTGTGTAGTCATATTAAAGACGTCCATAGACTTAAAATAAGGTAGCAAATGGTTGTTTGTATGTGTCTTTAATGCTTTAACACTTGATGACTTGCGACGTGCAGAATACCACTCTATATACTCATCTACGAGCTTATCAAAGGGCAGTTTGTTTAACTGTCCTACACCCTCTAACTCGTCCATAATTTCATTACATTTCTTCAACGCTTCTTTACGTTGTTTAAAGCCACTCTTTTTTATTTCTTTACGTTGATTCTTCTTATCATAGTATTTAATACGAAAGTAGTAAGTACCACGTTTAGCGTCTTTATATATATTGTGGGATAGGTTTAAATTATGTTCTATGGGAATCACCTAATTCTTTTTGTAAATAGTTGAAAATCATACTTTTGTTAAAAGAATCTAATTCTTTAATCTTCTCTATTACATGACGAGCATCATTGAATTCATGTGGATCTTTACTAATCGAATATTTAAAAGAAATTTCAAATCTCGAATTAAATATTTCGTTGTTTAAATACAAAAAAATATCGTCTTTAATTTTCTCATAATCACTTTTTAACTTAATCAAAGTTGTTAAAGTATTTTCAAGATTATTTTCAACGAAATAGTAATACTCTTCGCTTTTTAAGTAAGCATTTAAAATAACTTCATAATGATCTTGCATAGGTTCTTTAATGTTTTTAATATCATGTGAAAATATGTAACGCTTATTATTGATAAACACATCATTCTCTATTACTAAATCTTCTGTATCGTGATATTCAACACTATACATCTCAATTTTCCCCAGTCTTATATCTAATTTTGAAAATATTAAAAAATCGCTCATTTTTATATTAAAAAGTTTGCATATACTTTCAATTACATCATAACGAATACTTTTATTTTCATTTCTGATTAGAGATAACAATGTGGGACGTGTGATATTTGTTTCTTCAGATATTTTAGTTTGTGTAATTCCATAATCATTCATGAGTATTTTAAGTGTATTAAATATCATAATAGAATCTCCTTGCATGAAAATATTTTTTACATAACTAGATAATAACGTAAAAAACATTTGCAATAAAGAAAAACATATGATTTAATTATAAATGTAAAATATAACTTCAAAAAACAACTTAAACGAATGAATATTTTACATTTATTATAAGGAGGTTCTGTAAATGACAAATTTAGCTTTTCCAATGTTGTACATCACTAGAAAAGAAAACGGTGATACTCAAAAGAATGTTGCTATCAAACTTGGTATTAGTCCACAACGTTATCAGTTAAAAGAAAGTGGCAAAGCAATTTTTAATTTAAATGAGTGTCAGATTCTTTCAGAAATGTATGACATGCCAATTGATGAATTATTTAGTTCTAAAATTAAAGTTAATTTTTAAAGGAGGTGAAGGTTAATGAAACTATATATTTTGATTTCTGTACTAGCTATAACAATTGGCTGCTTATATGCATATTCTATTGATTTTATTCATGGAATTGCAATAACTGCACTAATACAAACTTTAACTTTGCCAATTGTTGATAAGCACGAATACAAAAAGGAGGATTAATAAAATGAATCAAGAACAAATTGATGTATTAGAACACGTAAAATATCAACTTAAAACAAGTATTTATAATCACTTTGAAAACTATGAACACACCGAGTTTAAAGACGGTCAAGAAGTAGTTTCACAAATTAATCGAGAAAAACATCTTGAAATAATAATGAAATGGGCAGTCCAAGAGTTAGAGAAAAATTTTAATATCAATGAGGAGAATGAATAAGATGAAAAATTTAACTAAAAATGATTACAAAAATATTGAAAGTAAAGTAAGTGGCGATTTAATTTTTAAAGACAAAAAGCATATTAAAAAAATGACGAAACTATTACAAAAACGTCGTAACAAAGATATTTCAATTATTAAAAAAATGTACCCTTATTTAAATAATAATGAGATTTTAGAAATCACTAATGATTATCAAGAATACAAAAATCTTGTTCAAGCTACTGAAACTTTTACAGATTTCCCTATCATTTACGAAGATTCTAATATTAGTAAGTTCTTAACTAAAGACGATATTGAAGAATTAAAATTAGCTGTTGAAGAAATGCTAGTTTTTGTTGAAAGATTGGAGGAGTAGTAAATGAAAAAATTAAAATATCAAATTCACGAAATCAAAGATGAAGTAGTAAGTGCAGATTTAACTTCTAAACTCAGCGCACTCAGAAACTTAGTAGCAGATGAAATGGAACGTGCTGAGAAATATAAGAAAATGCTAGTTGCGTCTAACGATCAAGTAGCAACATATACTGCAAATGAAAGCATTCAAAATCATTTTGTTTGTCTTGCAGTTATCAATTCAATCTTTACTGATGTGAGTTCAATGATTGAACAAGTGGAACATCATTACAACAATGCAATGGAAGAATTAAAAAGAGCGTCATCTGATGTGAATAGTTTGGCGACTAAATCAGATAACGCGTAATTTACAAAATTTATAAAACACAAGAGCAATAAGAAAATACTCCATTTGTATTATAACATCTTTGCTCTTGTTTTAATACATGGAGGTATAAAATTGAGCAAAATAAAGCTAGAACACGATACCCAAATATCAGTGGTTTGGTATAACAACCTAGATTCTCGTTCTTTTAAAAATTTCTCTCAACCTAAATGGAGTGAGTTAGTTAATAGGTTATCAATACCACAAAATAATACTAATAAATATGCTCGTGGTGTCGCTATATATGGTGATATGAAAGATGGTACTGACGAGAATGGAAATGAATATAAGAAATATCGTAAAGATGAAAATGTAATTTATCGTGATGTGATAACTCTTGATTATGACGATATTCCAAAGTTGAGACCACTGCATGATGCAATTACAGACGCTTTAAAAGGTGTTGCATGGTTTTGGCATACTACGTTTAATCACCAAACAGAAAGCTCTAGAATACGCTTGTATATCGCTTTGAATGAGCGTATAAGTGCAGATGAGTACCGTAAATATACAAAAGTATTAGCGAATAAGATAGGTCATCCAGTAGATGAGGGGAGTTTTCAACCTAGTAGAGCGATGGCTTTGCCAGTTTATATAAAAGGTAAATATCCTTTTATATATAAGTATAATGACGCACCAATTTTAGACACTAAAACTCTCAATCAGTTGTGTGATAAATACAGAGAAAAACATAAAGAATTAACTAAATTTAAATATCCAAAACGACGTGATAACGATTTTTGGAAGTCGATTGCATTTGGAGTCTCTACAGGTAATCGTAATCAAACTTTAACGTCATTGATAGGTGTATTACTCAATAGACGTGTACCAGATCCTTTAGTATATGCATATTGTTATATGTGGAATGAAAATTGTAAACCTCCATTAAGTTCAAGAGAGTTTAACGCCACATTCGAATCAATATACAAAAGAGAACATCAATAAGGAGGTTTAGTATGGGAATATTTCCAGATTATTTGGAAGATAAATCAATATTTGATGAAAAAGAATTTTTTGATGGAAATAGATTTAAGTTTTATGAGTTTGCTTTATTTCTTTATGAAGAATTTCATGGTTGCTATATCGACAATCGCCCTCATGTTTTTACAGGCAAGAAGTATGAACCACTCAATATAGATGTTGTGCGTAAAATGACTATCAAATATATCCCGTCATTACGAGAACAACAAAATAAGGAAGTATACCAGAAGTTAAAAACTTTATGTATGCACAATTATCAAGAACAATGTTCAGCACGTTATATAGGATTGAAAAACGGTATATACGATACTGTTGAAGAAAAATTAAAAGCGTTTAGTCATCAATACTATATAACCAATATTATTGATGTTGATTTTAATGAACAAGCACAAAGTGATTTAATAGAACGATTTATTAAAGATATATCAAATGATGATGAAGAAGTAGAACAACTAATATACGAAATGATTGGTTATGGTTTATACCGCGATAACTTTTTACAGGTCGCATTCTTTTACTATAGTCCAGGTGGCAACGGTAAAACTACATTACTTAAATTATTGCACCATTTCTATAATCCAGAAAATACAACAGCATTATCTTTTAACGATTTAAACGATAAATTTAAACCTGCAAACTTACAAGGTAAATTAGTAAATATTGCCGATGATATAGATCCTAATCGTATTAAGGATACGGGTAATTTCAAAATCATTGTAACAGGAAACTACATCACACTTGAATTTAAAGGGCAAGACGCTTTTGAGTTTAAGCCATATGTAAAACTCATCTTCGCAAGTAACGAGTTACCAATGAGTAATGATAAGAGTGAAGGTTTTTATAGACGTATGGTAATTATTCCTATGCTGCGTAAGTTCGGCAAAGGTGGGCAGAAAAAAGATCCAATGTTATTGAACAAATTGATAACACCACATAATATGTCAGCCTTACTTAATTTAGCTTTAAAAGGTTTAAAAAGAACATTAGAAAATAACGAGATTATCGAACCGAAAATTGCTAGAAAGACAAAAGAGGAGTATCAATTTGATAATAACCCAGTTCTGCAATTCATAGAAGATGCGACAGACAAGGACTATAGACAATTGCCGGTAGTAGAAGGGCGTAATACTGATAAAGCATACGAAATATATCAAATATGGTGTACAAATAATGGCTATCATCATCTTAATAAGTTCAATTTTTCTAAGGAATTATCGAAAATTGGTTATAAAACAGTTAGCTACTATTCAAGAGTAGAAGAAAAAAGTAAAAGATTTTACAAAAAAGAAAACACCATAAATATATATGATGTTGATGGTAGTATATTGAAAAAACTCACAGAATAAGTGTGAGTAAATTAATATAAGTGTGAGATTACAAACGTTAATATATCAATACTTTTAAAGGTTTTCTCACATCTCACACTTTATTTTAACTTTAAAACAGATAAATCATTATATTAAATAAGTGTATATTTTTTCAATCACTCAATTTATCTGTGAGGTGTGAGAAATAATCTATAACACTTGATATTAAACCATTTATATCATTACAAGTAAGTGTGAGAAAAACAATATAGTGTGAGGTTTTAAAATGAACAATGTAAAAAATAAGATTATTAAATATATAACAGAAAATGCTGGTACATCGTTTGTAGAAATAGAAAAAATATTTGATGAGTATCATTTTGAATACAAAGGAAACGGAGCTTATACCAGTTCAGAGAACAACAACATTATCTTTTGGTATGGGTGGAACGAACAAGCTTTTAATGTGGTTAGTAGTTTAGTTAACGAAGGATTAATTGAAATGAACACGTGTGAGCCATTTATTTATATAGTAGATGGTAAAGGGTTGGACTTACCGATAGTGAAGTCTAAATATATTAATACAGATCATTGGTTGCCCGTTGCATTTAATATTTGTAAGAAAGAAATGGAGTGTGTTTAAAGTGAATGAAAAAGATGAAATATATAGCCGACTGGACTATGATGCTCCGATTCAACTTATACCAGCACCAGAGAATTTATTTGTTGAATATATAGATGATGAAGAAATATGGTATTCGCCAATCGTATGTATGGCTTTAACAAAAGCACACCATATTAATTTCTATGACAGTGATGATATGGGATGTATTGATAAGGCTCCTGCTCGTTATATTAAAAAATTTAATCCCAAGACAGGTGAATTTGAACAATTCGGTAAAACAAAAAATGAAGGAGATGAATAAAATGAATGTAGAGATTATCGCAAATGAATTTGAAACTAGAGCAGCAACACTATTAAGATATTTTACTGGCTTATGTGAAAGTAGTTATAAATTACCTTTTGCATTTAAGATATATAACGATCCGTTTAATACTGTGTATCTAGTAAGTAAAGGTAAAATGTATGCTCATGTATTAATAAAAGATTGTGAAGTGAGAAAAACTTTCGAGATTGCCTCAGAAAAGCATACTGAGAAACTTATAGAGAGCATTGAGGGGTATTATGCTGGTTATGATTTACATGATGGCACACATGACACTATAAGCGATATGATGGCTAGTTTTATGTTTGATAATGATTATTTTATGTATGGGCTAGAAACTTATGCAGAATCAAATAATAGTGATGTGTTTGAGTACTTAGAAAATGGATTTGATACTGATACACTTGAGGGTATTCAATCAACTAATACAGATGTGGTAGCGAATATTGAAGTGTTGTATCAGTTAGCTACCGGAATTAATGAACCTGCAAGTGAGCTAGTTGAAGGATTAAAATTAGTTACTGCATTTGTACAAGATGAGAATGCCACACTAGATGATTATAAGGCGTTAGAGCGTAAGTTGAGTGAATTGAAATCATCTTATTACAGTTTGAGTAAATAGTAATAAAAAGAGGTCACATACTCTTGTGTGACTTCTTCATTTAGCTAATAAATGTTAACTATTGTAGAAATACACTAGGGTGTGCGAGTTTGTGAAAGCGAACATTAGTTCTTTTCGTGATATTTCTATATATAACTGAAAAAGTGTTTGTTAAAGCTTTTATTACAATAGTTTGACGTATGTTAATAGTAAGTTAAATAAATTCAAATAGCGAACATTAGTTTGTTATAATCGTGCAAATTTAGTATAATAGATGTATAAAGTAAATGTGAAGTGAGGTGAAACATATGCAGAAATTAGTCGAAAAAGAAAAGACGTATAACTTACCCGATGAACACCGCCAAGTACTCAATGTGATAAGAAATACGTCTAAGAAATATATTACTAAAACCAAAATCTTAAATCAATTGGGATATGAATATAATTCGAGTAATGAACGATGGTTAAGAAAGGTGATCAATTCATTAGTTTATGATTATGCCTATCCTATAGGGTGTAGTTATAAACGTAATGAACGTGGTTATTACATTATTACAACGGAACAAGAGAAGCAACAAGCAATGATTAGTATTAAAAAGTTAGCTGATGGCAGTATGAAACGCTATGAAGCTTTGAAACGAATTGAAGTTTAAAGGAGTATATTATATGAAAGCAAATCAGTACGAAGAATTAAGCGAAGTTTTAGATCTAACTGAAAGTCAAAAGCTGAAATTATATGTATATCAAGAGAGACAAAATAAAAACATAAAACAAGACAGTAAAGAATCAAAACAAAATAATGAAGAAGCAAATCGTGAAAAACGTCAAAAAATCTTGGATATAAAAGATGATGTAACTAGACAAAATGCAATTGCGAAAAATAGAGAGTTATTTAAATAGGAGGCATACCATTGAAAACATTAGATTAAATTGAAAAATATAAAACTAACATTGAGGATTACCGAAAAGAGATTAAAAACCTAGACGCAGAAGTTAAAAATGATGGCAAACAACTAGATGATATCAATCAAGAGTATCAAGATTTAGTGATTAATGGCGAAGTAGAAAAAGCTGACAAACTTTATACAAAAATAGAAAAATTAGAATCTGATTATAGAGCTAAAAGTAAACGTTTAATGGTTATGAAACAGTCATTCAAAAAAGTTGTCATTAAAAACTGTGAAAACATGCAAGATGTCGCGGATGAATTAAGTGATGAATACAATGAAACGTATCAAGATGATTTAAAGCGATACGAAACACTCAATCAACAACTTAAAGACGCTAAGGATAAACTTTTAGGTTATAACGACGAGTACAGTGCTAAACAAAGAACCTTAACACAATATATTGATCGATTGAAAAGAGAGAATAACATTCAACCTGTAGAATTTATAGGGAATGTAAATATTATTCAACCATTTAACATTTAATAAACGCATTGCTCACTCAAATGATTGGGTGGGCTTATTTTAACAGAGAGAAGTGAATAAATATGCCTAAATTAACGCCTAAACAAGAGCGTTTTGTGAATGAGTATATAAGAACATTAAATGTTACACAAAGCGCTATAACAGCCGGATATTCACCTAAAACGGCACACGTTACAGGGTGTCGATTATTAAAGAAGAAACATATTAATGATTACATCCAAGAGCAAAAGAAAAAAGTGATAGATGAAAGTGTATTAAGCGCTAACGAGTTATTACATCTATTAACTAATTCAGCTATTGGTGATGAAACTGAAACTAAGGAAGTTGTAGTTAAACGTGGTGAATATAAGGAAAACCCACAAAATGGTAAAGTACAACTTGTTTACAATGAATATGTTCAACTAGTAGAAGTACCTATTAAGCCTATTGATCGTCTTAAAGCTCGTGATATGCTTGGAAAATACCATAAATTATTTACTGAGAGAAAAGAGTTTACAGGTGATACGCCAGTAATTGTTAATATTGGCGAATGGAGTGAGGGCGATGAAGAAGATACACAGAGAGAGCTAGATAAAATAAAAGAAAACTATCCTAATAGAACAATGATTGTTAATAATGTACCGTTAGAGGATTAAATAGAGCCTATCTGAAAATATTCAGATGGGCATTTTTGATTTTAATTGAGATATTATTTTATTAGTATTTTAATTGATTAATAAATGATAATCTAAAAGGGGTAAGATTAAAAAATAATAGGAGAATGGTAATTGGACAAAGTTAATTGCTTTTTAAAAGCTTTAGTATTGGTAATTATGCTTCGTTGTACCATGAATTATTTACTTCCGTCACCTGATACAATAACTTTTAAAATTTTAGATGGGCTTGCTTTTGGTGTTTTAACTGTATTTTTAATTAATTGGATTATTGGAATTTTTAAGAAGTATTCACAAAAATAAATTGCTCATTTATGTTGATTTTGAAATTGTTAAAAATTCTAAGTATCGATATCAATAAAGCAATTGGAATAAAGCATCTATGATTATTTGAAAATATAAGTTATAATATATTCAAAAATATTTTTGAATGAGGTGTAATTATGATTCAGACTATTGTAACTGCTGCTATTCTTTATATTGCGACAGCAGTAGATTTATTAGTGATTTTGTTAATATTTTTTGCTAAAGCAAAGACTAAAAAGGAATATCGAGATATTTATATTGGTCAATATGTAGGATCTGTGACATTGATTGTCGTAAGTTTATTCTTTGCCTTTGTCTTAAATTATGTTCCTGAAAAATGGATATTAGGATTATTAGGGTTAATACCGATT